CATCCTCGAAAACTTATCCGCACCACGACCAGGCGTAAACGCACTCACAGGAATCCCCATCTGACGCAATTCATGGGTCAATGGCGTACCACTAGCCTTCTGTTCAATCAAAACCATGTCAGGGTCAAACTCACCGTAAAGACGCAACGCAGCATCTTTCAATTCGGGGAACTCCCACCTGCCCTTCTCCGCATCCAGCAGAATAATCGCAGGCTCATCCCCCTCGTCAGGGTAAAAAATACCCCAAGTCGTTATTGCGCTAAAGTCAGCACGCTCACTCTTCGTGAAAGCCGTATCATACGACTGAATGATATACTCAACTGCTGGAGGGTCTTCCTTCTCCCAAACCTGCCACCACTCCCGCTTGACAATCGCCCCCTCTTCCGCTGTCGGATTCTGAAGGTACTGAGCGTTCCACTTGCCTACGGGAATCGAGGCTTTGACGGCTTCTAGCTCTTCCCTGCTCCAAAACTCTGGCCATAAAACGGCGTCCGTGTCTGGAAATATCGCTGGAAACTCTACCACTTCCCATTGATCTGCACCCCCCTCTGCTTGCTTCTGCAAAACCTTCGCAGTTAAGTCACGAATACTCCACCGCGTCATCACAATGATGATAGAACCACCAGGCTGTAAACGCTGACGTGGACCTGACGTGTACCACTCGTAAATGTTATCAAGAGCCGTTGGACTCATGGCATCCTGTTCAGAAACAGGATCATCAATAATAACCAAGTTACCACCGCGCCCAGCGAGAGCGCCACCGACACCAACAGCATAATACTCGCCGCCTTTATCCGTACTCCAACGCCCTGACGCTTTTGCGTCTCTAGCCAATTGCAAATCTGGGAAAACTTCTCGGTAAACATCACTATCAATCAAATTCTTGACCTTGCGGCCAAAACCAACGGCTAACTCCGCCGTGTGCGTTGCTTGAATGATCTTGGTGCTTGGACTCTTACCCATAATCCACGCAGGAAAAAGGTAACTCGCAAATTCAGACTTCGTATGACGCGGCGGCATGTTAACGATAAGACGCTTGAGTTCGCCACGGGCAACTCTTTCGAGTTTCTCTGCGAAGATTCTATGATGGCGACCTGCAATAAAACTCGGCCAAACATGGTTAACAAAATCCAAAAAGTTTTCCTGCATGTGATCACGCTGATCAACATGCTCAAAAGCATCAACTAAATCACTTAGCCTGATGCGCTCTTCTTCCGTTAAATACTCAACGGAAATATCAAAAGGATTATGCCCTTCCATGATAGCCCCTATGCGGCTCTAATAGCCTCAAGAAACTGACCAGCCGCCTTATCCAAAACCTCACCACCAGCCTGCATGCCGATTGGACGCAATAAACTCTGGAAATACTCAGGCGTCAAAATGGCGCTCTGATTGTAACCAACTGGCTGACGATACGAAACAGGACCCTGAAGTGGGCCTACAGGTGGGCGGGTGGATGGTACCAGTACGCTCGGAGCAGGTGGTGGAGGGGTTGTCGTGGGAGGAGTCACAACATTCCCAATCTGATTCGGCGCTACTGGTACGCATGTGCCATCCTTCAACTCATAGCCAGGTGGGCAAGGATCAACCTCATCCGCCGCTAATGGCTCAAGAATGCGATCCTCAGGCTCAGAACTAATGCCAACATTCGCAAAAGGATCGTCTGAAGTAGGACCGCTGTAAGTCGTAAGGCCAAACGCATTCATAGACATCTTGCCCTTGCCTTGCGGTCTTTCCAAGTTGCCAGTCTCAGGATTGTATTGACCACCCTTCTCGACAAAATCACTAATCGCATCAGTGAATGACTCAGGAGACAAAATGGTGTGACCCAATCCATAACCCAAAAGGCTCGGAGTCTTCTGCAAAGTGGTCGGAACACGCATAACCTTGTCGATAAACGCCTCGGCCGCCTTGGCATCACCACCAAAAGCATCCTGAACAACGTCAACGCCACCCTCTTCACCAAAAATATTCGGGTCGTTTAAGTTGTCCCCGCTATCATCATCAGGGATCTGCGAAGGAGGAGCCTCAAAACCAAAAGGACGGTCGAACGGATCAGGGCCAATAGCCTTCGCAATCGACTCATTCACCATATCAATCGCTTTTTGCTGGTCGGCCGTGTACTCACCGCCATCATTCTTATCAGCACCAGCACCACTGTTAGCACCAGCACCAGCGCCAATATTGTCAGGATCAGCCGCAGGACCAGCACCACCCATAGCACCAGCCGCTATGCCGCGCTCCCTGCCGTCAACTTCACCGCCCTTATAGAAGTTCACAGCATAAGTCGCACCCAAACCAATATCGCCGCTCAAAAGGCCACTCAAATCAGGCGCAATGTTAACACTGCCAATACCCAAAGGCCCAGGCACGCTAATTCCCTGCGTTGCCATGTTAACAACATCCTGAACAGGGGCGGGTACGTTCAGGGAATCCATAATGTCCTGCTGAGGCAAATTGTAATTAGGGGCAGGGGCAGGTGCTGGAACAGGAGCCGCATTCAAAATGTCGCTCAACGCATCCGCCATACCACCAGGACCAGGTACAGGGCCAGAAGGATCGGAAACACCGCCAGATGGACCGTCCTGCTGATTGTCAGGCTTGCCAGAGAAAGCATCCGCCGCCATCTGACCCGCATCAGCACCACCGCCTACAGGGCCGCCCGCGTAAAACATCTGCGGAGGCGCTGAGAAAATATCAACGTCCAGCATAGGGTTTTGTGGCATGGGCGCAAAACTCGTTTGCTCAGGAGGAACGCCCATGCCTATGTTCGGTAATAACTGCGGCATACTCATGCCACGCATAAAATTCTTAAACTGCGCTCTCTGACTCGGTGAACTCTTAACATCCATCTGAGGCGGCGTCTGAGGCGCAGCCTGTGGTGGTGCCATTGGACCCATAAAGTTTGACATCAGAGAAAACCCTCAAAAATGATTTTCTACGAATAATACGCTATGATTCAAATTTTGACAACAGGAGATCAATCTCATCCGAAGCCTGCCGCAACAACTTGCTAACCATGGCTGGATCCCACTCCGCAGCATGAGCATATTTATACAAACTGTCAGATAAAACCCGCATACGCTCCTCGTCAAAGGAGGTCAGGGTACCTTTGACTTCCTTAAACCCGCCAAACAACATCCCCTCAATAACCATCCCCGCAGCCTTCGGTATAGGAGCCTCACCGCTCTCGTAATACTTGTACATACGCTCACTAACACCCAAAAACTTGGACATCGCAGGAATGCTCATGCCCAACTTGTTGCGTAAAGACGTTATCTCCTCACCCCTCAACGTGGGGTGATACGCATAATCAGCCTTCTTCATGTATCTCCTCCAACATTCCGTGTTCTATCATGTCCCAAACAATAACATCATCGTTGCTGTAACGAATGGGCTTGCCGCTCCAATCGCAGGCAAGCAAAGCCGCAACCCTACGCCACTCCTCGTCAGTCTCATATGTCGCACGGAACTCAGCACGCCACACATCCAAGAACTCACGAGGGTGATCCGCAATGAAATCAATTGGTTGCGAACTAATCTTCAACCTATACTTTGGCATAATACATCCTCCAGTCATAAAGATACTTGCAATGATTGCCCCTATTGTCAATAGTCTTGTGATTGTTTGTGTGAAATAGGGCGCAACCCCTCGCTCATGTCAACAAAAAAATAGGGGGGGTTAATATACCCCCATTAACCCGATCCGATTTTTGCCTTGTCGCCTAGGGTACCTTAGAAACCTAGGCAATAAAAAACCCCGCCATGGTGGCGGGGTTTCTGGTGGCGACAAGCCCTATGATAGGGCTTGCCGTCTTGCGTTAAAGTATTCAAATATTTCATCCGATAAACCCGCCCATATGCTGGTGATGCCAGCGTCTTGATCAATTCGGATGGTGGCATCGTTTTGTTGCGCCATGATGGTGCGGGGTACTTCATAACCATTAAGATCATGATGATCATTAGATGAACCATAGGCGTGGCCATAGTGTTGTTGGTTATGGCAGATCACGGCATTCTGGCCATGGGTTGATCGCATTTCAGAAATGCGGGCGCGGATGGTTTCTGCTGTCCATCCTGTTGCCGCCATAAGATCGCGTGTTGTCGCGCCACCATCAACCCGCATGGATTGCCACAAGATGCCAATTCTTGAACCGTTGCGGTATGGGTTGACGGGGGTTTCTGTTTCCACCATACCGCCACCATAATTGATGCGATTGCAATCTGAATGAATGATCATGTTGTCGATCAATTTGCACCAGTTAAACAATTTTGTGCTATCCAATGTGGCTTGGTGCTGGCGAAATTCAACAGTACCGCATCGCGCCCATGTATCAACAGAAACGGCCGCGAATTTACCCCCTAGCATCCTATTCATATCTGAAATGGTATCGGCCGCATCCCATGCGCTGGAATAACGATCGGCGATAGCATCTAATGGGCGACAAAAACGATTTTGCCGTCTTGATCGTGAAACAATAGCGGAAAAATCGCCTTGATGGATTGCATACCGCTTTATGAAATCTTTAATCAATGCGATAGGCATCTTTTCACGGCATGGGTTATCAAGATAACGGCCGCCACGCATTGCCTGTTTTGACAATATCCAATGGTTATTCATGGTTTCAATAGCAGATCCATCATAATCTGAAACCCGCCATGCGGTATTTCCAACATGAACATGGCCGCCAGTACCAACAAGACCAACACGGCCGCCATTGTTGGTGATGAAATCGAACAATTCAGCGATATCTTGTTTTGCGGCCGCTGAATAGGGGTTGAATGGCGGAGTGACAATTTCAGCGTCAACCCCTGCCGTTGCCTCGTATTTAATATCAATCCAATCAAAACCCGCATTGTTCAACATATCGCGCCATTGTGAAATAGAACGATCTTGGCCGCGAATATTGGCGAATTCGATTTCTGCACCAAACGTCAAAAACTTGTCTTGTAAATATGGCATGGGATTTTCCTTTCGTTTCCATTGTTGCCTTACATGTATAAATATAAGGTATTTTGCGCTTTTATCAAGAACAATTGTTATTTTTTTATATAAAAAAGCAAAAAAAGCAGCGTGCAGCATGCAGCAAAGATGAACAATTGTTCGGGTTATACCCGGGAGATCCGCCCAATCCCAACCAAAGCCCGACCCGAACCCGAATATCCCGACCCGAAAACCCGGCCCGGTAAGCCCGAACCCGAACAATTGTACCGATATACCCGGTCTTCCTCAGTGCAGCACGCACGAAAAAGGCGACCCGCAGGCCGCCAAAATCCCGAATCAACCCGAACAATTACAAGTACGAGTATTCCTCCCGATCTTCTGTATCAATCCCGTCAATGTACTCACCATCCTCATCCCAGTGACAACTGCGCCACTCCAGCGTTGCATACCAGCGTGTGAACTTTGTTCGTCCCTCCGTTCTCTTGTCATTGAGTCGGTCAACCGCTTCCCGCGCTTCCTCCTCGTTGTCAAAGAAAAACACCTCCCCGTTATCTGGGTCGCGATAGTACCACTCCCTCTCGCCCGAGACGTAAGGTTTTACCTCTTCCCAATCCACATCGTCAGGGTCAAGTTTACCGTCCCTCTCGCATGTCAAATTATTGGCCAAGAACTGCTTGAACTCCAAACCGTCCATCTCGTTGATCTTGTCCCAAAACTTCTCCAAGGCTTCATTCTTGTCTTTAGCCGCAGTCTCGAAGTCAAACTCTAGCGGAATTTTTGCTGTTACTGTGTACATGTTCGCTCCTTTTGTTTGTTTTATACACATAAATATATAGAAATAAACACACAGGTCAACATTTTTTTATAAAAAAAAGATATATATCTTGGTATATACCAACGAAATAAACGAAACACCTGGGCGAACAATTGTACTGTTTTATAGCCTCCAGGCTATCTCGCTGCAATGCAACTGCATTACCTGGCGCCGCCGAATACGAACAATTATACGGGATTGCAGCGGCAATGTTGGTGTAGGGACAACAAAAAAGGGAAGAGACATACGCGAACTAAAACTTTCGCACTTGCCTCTTCCCCGAATCCCCTGGCTAACGCACTATCCAGCGCAGAAAGTACCAGGGGGAAACCGAACAATTTAAGCCCAGGCTGCTGGGTTCCCGTAACTAGACCAACCGAGAGCCTCCTCCAAGTATGCCGTATCTAGCCCGAAGTCAGCATATCCCTCCTTGATGCAGTTGTAATACTGCTGACTAGGCATATCGACCCGATCCCGATACTTCCGAGTCATGCGATAGGTCATCATCCCGAACAATTTTACTTGATCGTAGAGGTGGGGCCGCCCTTCGTAAGCATCGAGAGACTTCTCGCACTCCTCCGTGATTGACCAGATCCCGACTGGAAGCAGATCCATCTCGTCCCCCTCCTCAATGTCGGCAACACCCCGAAACACGAGGCGCCACCCGACTAGGTACGCCGCCCCCAGCGGCTTGGCGCGGGGGCAACGGTATTTCATTTGACCTTTATTGAGGTTAGACCCGTATGCAAAGTATAGTCTACGCGGCTTCTTCGTCATCAGTACCTCGTTCCTCCCACACTGCGATCAGCGTTGACGCTACTTCGTGCAGGTGTTCATATACAGCCGCGCCGATGATTGTGTAAGCATCTCGTGCGTCTTCAGGTAAATAGCAACTATCGTCAGGACCATGGCCGAGCCATAAATTATCCTGCGCCATCTCCAGAAGTTCGTTGTTATATACAGGCGCATAACTCTCAGCCCACTCAGAAGCCCTATCTTGTGGATGGGCGTCACACATAATCTGATTGCGCTCCCCCTTCATGGCCTCAACCATATCGTCAGTTTTCTTGGCCAACTTCCAGCCTGCTTCGCGGTTTTTGTCGTTTAGGTATGTGTCAAAGTCAAACATAATATAGTCTCCTTTTGTTTGCCTACCATTATATATAGTGCATTGATTGCACGCCGTCAACACAAAAAAATAAAAAAAATAAAAAAAGTTAACCAGGGAAGCCGCAGCGTTAACCAGAACAATTGTACTATTTCAGCGGGCCAGGGCTAGGCAGTTTGTGACCGCAATGTGACTACAAAAGGTGGATAAAACACCGCTGTTGGCGCGTAACCCGCAGAATCCCTATGAGTTCGGTTCCCCAGGCGCCAAAAAACCCGAACAATTCTACTATTTCAGCGGCTTGGTTTTGACTGCAGCCTGCGCGTTCCACCTATTAATCAATAATTAAGCGGAACACGAACCCAAAAACCCGAACAATTCTACTGGTTACCGTGCTACAGCGCTGCACACATCTGTGTAGCACGCTGCAAATTTAACTTCCGATGTTCAATTTGCTAGGAAACCCGAACAATTCTACGCGTGCTACAAGAACGGGCTGCACTTTGTAGCACGCCAAAACCCGAACAATTTGGGGAAAGCGCCGCCCGCAGACACAACTGGCCTACAAAACACTGCGGTAGGCACGGAACCCGAACAAAAAAAGCCCCCGACCGAAGTCAGGGGCAGTTTCTAAGGGAGGAACGCGGCCCTATCCCGAGGCCGCAACCCGATCATACCCCGAAAACCCGAACAAATCTACGCAAAACCCGAGGAGGGGCCTTTTTCTGGAAAAATTCTACTCCTCCTCCGCCTCCCCCGCACTAGATGTAGTACCAGAAAAGCCCGAATCTTCATTATCTGGACCTATCGGGTCATGCTCAATCACCGAACCCGACACATCTTTCATGCGTGATTCCGCTAAACGCTTAAATTCTGCCAATTTATCAAGCAGTTCGTCTTTTGATTTCTGCGTAATGTCTTCTTTGACGATGTGTTGCTTGTTGATCAGTAATCCCGATGCCTTCAAACGGAGTTCTTCAGCCCGAATTGCTTCGCTGTATTTACCCGCTTGCCACGCCTCATCCCGAATCTTCTTCAGATCCCGCATAGACTTGTCGATATGCACTCCATACCGAGCCTGTGCTTCGAGCCGCATCTCTTGCAGACGCTCCTGCACCACTGGCATCCTGAGAAGCCTCACAGCCTGAACGCCAGGATTTGCGTAGCCAGCCTGTCGCGCTGCTTCAGTTTGCGTCATGTCCTTGTGCAAGTACAAATCCAAAAACTTTTGTTGTTGCGGTTTGAGCCTTCTCATTCCCGCTTCTGTCATCTCCTTCGGAAGACTTTCTCCGACCTTTGGCATATCGCATGTTCTCCTGTTTTCGTTGCGTTGCATATTGCCTAATGGGGTGTAGGTTACCTGTACCTACACCCCCCTATAAGGGGGTAACCTCAGGTAACCTTATATGTTTCAATGTTTTCAGTCACTTACAGGCCACTTTTAAGTTACCTACATAAGCAGGTAACCTCAGGTAACCTCGCACCTCTTTTTGTTGTTTTTCAAACACTTACAGGTTACCTGCCAAATGAGGTTACCTGAGGTAAGTAGGTAAGTAGGTAACCTGTTAACCAAAATCAGTTAATACCCTTTCCCTTGAATTCGACCGCATGGAGCGTTCTGAATGACTGCCGCATTCGGGTATTTTTCACTCAGAAATTCCACATATTCGATCTCCATTTTCCGCGCTTCTGATTTGCATTGCGCCAGCGTGGCGTATTGCTTTTCGTTAGAAACCATCATGCACGGATTAACGGGATCGCCGCTAATATCGTATGCTAGGCATATAGCCAGAACAAATTCAAACATCATTCACTCCTTTCAACAAGTGACAGATAACGTCAACAGTCCACCCGTTTCCGAGCATTTTGTAGCGTTGTGTGTTGCTCACATGAGCGGTGTACCCATCAGGCACGGTTTGTAGCCTTTCGCACTCCAGCGGGGTTAGTTTGCGCCACATAAGCCGCATATCATCGCTGTAGGCATCAGGATAACGCCCTTCAGGCAACGGTGACAACAGCGTATCTTTTTCGACAGTTGACAGGCAGCGGGATTTGTCGTTCTCATGCACCTCCAAGCACTGCGTAATCGGCACGTCCTTATCGTTATCTTTACGAACGCCATCCTTGATCCTGCGCCCCACGATAGACGCTGGGTACAGCACTTTCGGTTCAAGATTGCCGCCACTAGCCGCCGCTAGTGTTGGTGCTTTCCCATCTGGATGATACACCCTGCGGTTGTAGCCATGCCCCTTCAGATCAGCCTCACCTGCGAGAATGAGTCCAGATGAATTGTTCGTATTCTCCATGTCGAACACCAGTTGCCTTCTGTTCTTCTCGAAGTATGACTTCAGATTGCCGCCCTTGAAGTAGTTCGCGTCAATACAATGAGCCTTTTCACGGTCAGTATACCCGTCCTCCAGAATATCTTTCAGTACAATTCCACGGTTTTCAGGCAATGACTTCACTGGGATGTTCGTCCAGTACAGACGATCCCTGTTCTGAGCCGACACCAAGTTGCTGTTGATGCGTACAGGCTGAACCCCCAATTGTTCTGAAATGATTGCCTGAAATTCCTTCTTCATATTGACATTTTCGAGCAGAAACCACTTTGGTTTGCATTCCCGTAAAACCCGAACAAATTCAAAAAACAGCGCCGAACGGGGGTCATCGAAGTTCAGTCTTTTACCAGCCCAAGAGAATCCTTGGCATGGCGAACCCCCGATCAGCAGATCAATCTTCGCACCTTCAAATGTTTCAGGCCACCAGACATTCCGAACATCCCCGAGTTGAATTGTGTCGGGGAAGTTCGCTTGAGTCACCTTTATGGCATACTTATCCACTTCACTTGCGAAATACCGATTAACGTTGATACCGAGCCTTTTCAGGGCAATCTGGCCGCACGACATGCCGTCAAACAGTGATAGCACGTTCATTTATTCCTCCCATTTGTAAAAGATATGGTTGTTGATACGGACGGTCATTTGCTTTACCTCTGCCCAATCTGGTGAAACATAGTGAGCGTGGTAATGCGTTGCGCCTTCTGTCGGGTCAAACGTTTGTCCGTACATTGCTCCATGAGCCACCCATAGGGCGTTCTCATAAGCGTCTTTATCTCTTGGCTTGTCCGACTTCCCATCGCAGTAAAAACTAAACTGGCACCGATCACGGACAGGATAGTCTTTAGCCCAAGAGTAAGTTGGACCTTGCTTTACGACTTCACAAATTGTGTTGGGGTAGCGGCTGTCATTCACACGGTTCATCACAACATGTGCAACAGCCGCTTGCCCCACAAGCGGTTCACCTCGCGCCTCGAAGTAAACCGCCATGGCAAGGCATGCCAAAGAAGACATCATCTTTCCAGCCCGAATTCGATGATCTTATCCTCAAGTTGGGGGATAAGACTGCGACTGCCGATTTGCATATCGTGCATCTTGCGCTGTAGTTTCACGATGTTGATGAATTCATCTACCTCATGATCTGGTGCGCCATTCCAACGCAATTCATCTACCACTCGTCCAGCCAGACGAATAATGTCTTCTGCTTTACGCAAGTTAGTCATTTTCGTCTCTTCCTGTGATGTTAACAAGTTCATGTAGCATCAAACGCTTTTCTTCAATCAGACGCTTTTCAAAGAAAACTGCATCTTTGTCGCGGCGGTTGTTAATCCAGTTCGCAAGATCAGATCGGTCAGTCAGTTGAACATGGGTCAAGTTCATGGCTGACATTTTCAGCCCTTCACCTCGCCATGCGTCTTGCGCTTCTTTCTTGGTTTTGAATACAGACCAAGTTCCATCGACTCGCTCACTAAGCCAGAATGACGCATAGAATGGACGCAATCCTCTGCCGTTTGGTTTGCGATCACCAACAAGTTCTTTTTTAATCATCATGCACTCCCTGCCGTTTTGGCATACATAAGTTGTACGTTCCGTCTGTGGCCTAAGAACGTGATGTGGTCTTCCAAGTCCTCGACATTACATAGCGGCGCGATTGTCTCGCCTTGTTCGCCAATCCCAATCACAAGAGCCTTACCTGCGAGGGGGTAATCGGAATTGATGTGCTTGAAGAAATACTGATCTTCAATCAGCATGCCCTCGTCATCAATATAAAGGCCATCGCCGTTAATGTATGTTTGAACAAAATCAATCAGGCGACAGTCGAGCAGATCAACGATCTCCTCAAGATTTCCATCATGATATTCTACTTCAGTGATGCTCCGCTCTTTCGGATCAATAAGAATAGCCTTCATCGTTTTACTCCTCATCCAATTCTTCGGCTTTAGGGAAATTGTTCTGCAATCTCCAGTACACGTTGTCCATTTCGCGGATTTCAGACATCCACAAATCTTGGCAATCGTGAATAGACTGCAACACGCCGTTTAACACGCGCACTGCATCTTCAATGGTTTTGAGTTGATCGGCGTTCAGGCCGCTCATATTTTTCAGGCAAGTCTCTTTGTACTGCCGTCTTTTTTCATGCCATTCTGCGGCAACAGCGTTATCATTGTCAGCCATTGGCCTATACCCCCTCTACAAATACAAAGCCGCCGCCGTTTCCTTCGGCGTCACGGGAAACAATCAGATCGAATTCATGACCCTGCTTGTCCTTCACTTCAAAGACAGGCCAGCCTTGATCATCGCCGTGTTCATCGCGTTCAAAGCGAAAACCAACGATCTCTAATCCGATCATATCTTCATAATAACCCTTCATATCCATGGCAAAACTCCTTTCGTTTTATTGCCTCTTGATGTAAAGTTAGTTCTCGATAGTTTGGTTGTCAACAAAAATATATAAAAAAATTCGGAGTAGTGATGAAACGTAGGGAATTATTGAATATTGCGGCTGATTTAATTGATGGGGATCGCGCAAAAGACTATGGGGATGCCAAAGATAATTTTGTTCGTATTGCGAAGACCTGGGAAGTTGTGCTTGGCCATGAAGTCACACCCGAACAAGTTGCGTTGTGCATGATCGGCGTGAAGTTAGCGCGACTCGCTAATTCTTCGGAACACGAGGACAGTTGGATTGATATTGCTGGTTATGCTGCGCTCGGCGGTGAATGCGCCTCTGGTTCACAATAACAACCCAATCGGTACTATTAGTACGAAATAGTATCACTATTGATACCATTCATCCCTATCGGGTTTTATGCGTACTAACACATATGTTATATTTATGCGCTGTACTGCATATCTAAAAGTGTCTTTCATAAATTATGAAAGTTACTCCGCTTCCCAATAACGTAACCAGAAATGCTCTCCGCATTTGTCAATCTCTTCCTGCGGGTAGCCTTCCTTTACAATCCATTCCATTACAGTCTCACCATATTCATTGGAATCATCTGTTGGTTGCTTAGATAAGTTACCTGCAAGATGCTCTGGCAACGGTTTAGGAAAACCATACTTCCAGCCGCTAGGCGGGTCACACATGATCTGCTTCATCTATCTTTCTCCTTGGTTAAATTTAGCCATCTGTGATGGCGAATATTGGAAGCAATGGTTTATAAACGATCCAATAGCGGAGTTATTGTACAATTTATGAACCATTACCACTTCCTATGACTTTGACACTGCCAAGTTTTGCCGAAATCAGAACTCCAGTTTGCTTGGCGATCACCACAAACCGAACAATTCTTCGGGGGGTGAGCAGCGAAGTTGACCTGCGCTGCCTGAATTTTTTCTTTGATTCGCTTCTTTTCAAACGGGTTCACTGATTCGTAAGACCCGAACAAATCTTTCTGACTCATTTTCCGCCCTCAATAGGAACTACTGCCAACCGATAACCCAAAGCATTCAATGCCGCGTCCAGCGTGTCCACTCTTGGCATTGTCTGAATTCTCCAATTCCGAATAGTATTTCTTTCAATACCGACACGTCTCGCGAAATCTAATTCGTGTATTTGTTTCTTTTCCATCTCCTTAAAAAGAAACCTCACACATGAATGTCCATTGGTTGTCTCGTAAAAAGATTTCCGAAGTTTTTTTCTGTATTGCCTTGGCATTATAAGTTGTCCCTCGCTGTTCTTGGTTCGTACATGCCCGCACTCATGTCACCGCTTGGGGCGCCGAGCCAGATCTTGCCGCCAGTTGCTGTAAGTTGGAACTTCCCAATCTTACCCATCCTGTGCAATTCACGAACATAATTTTCCAATGTGATCTTTGCTAATCCCTGCAATACCTCTGGTGCATCTGCATCATCGTTAACACGCTTATGCACTGCGTTATTCCCGCTTGTATGCGTAAGAGCCACACCATTCCTCTCACAAGACAAGATCCAATTCAAAAGCGCATCCAGTTTGATCTCTTTCGCCGAGCCTCGCTCTTGCGCTTGGATCTCTTCAGTCTTGTCGATCAGCAGACCAGACATTGTGTCACGAACAAAATGCCGAACATTTCTGTCTGCTGGACCATTTGACTTCACGACCGCGCCATCAAAACATCTGTTACGTTGATACGGGATGCCTAATTGTTCGCATGTTTTCTGACCCCGAGCCGTATCCACTTGCCACAATGCAAAGGCAGAACGAACACCATCAACCAATGCACTCGTACCCCGAATAAGGTTACGAGCCTGCTCTGGTGTTTTGACCACTGCATCATCCTTGATCTTGGTCATATGGTGACACATCAGCACCGATGCGCCTGTCTCTGTAGCAATCTTAGCAAGCAAACCCATCAGAGCGGCACCCGCTGCTGGATCAGCATTTACGTCTGCGTGTACAAAAGAAGCCAGAGGATCGAACACAATCATCTTCAAATTATCAATCTGCAAGATTTGTTCGTAAATCCTCTCGAACTCCTCCGTTGTGCTGAACTCGCCATTTGCTTCGTTCATGATTGCAAACACGCCCCCGACATTCGGAAGGGGAACAATTTTCAATTCATGTGGGTACCGAAACCGCTCATCAAACGGATCAAGCCTTTCGATACGTCTGTGCATCTCTGCCTCATCATCCTCTGCTGTGAAGATAACGACATTACCGAACTCTTTCACAAGCCCGCCGAAAGCGTTTGTCATTGGCTTTGCTGATGCGATCTTCATCCCGAGATCGAGCGTCATCATGCCCTTGCCAGCATCACCTGCGGCAGAAAACAAAATCGGAACACCGAGCGGAAAAGTGTCATCGACCAAGAACTTCTGTGTCGGCGCACTTCCCGTAAACCTGCTGACCAGCATGCTATCATCAAGCAGGTTTAACTTACGTCTTGTTTGCTTTTTCGTATTCAGGAAATTCTCAATATTGAAACCCTCCTGAATAGCATCAAAAGAGTCCCACTTCTCAGGCTTGCCCTGCGGTGGTGTCAACATGGTCACCGACTTAGCGCCAGCATTGAGCGCGAGATCCTGAACCAGATCGGCTAGTTTGCGACCTTGCGTGTCGTTATCT